GAATTCATTAAGGATCTTTACGGCGATAACACAGCTATTGGTCTAGCTGGCGGTGTTTCCATAGCTTCGCTTGCTAAGTTCTGGGATGCAGGAACGGACATTGCAAAGGTATGGTCAGCAGTAGCTTTTAATGAAGGCTTGTACAACGCAAGTCCTGAACTTATCTCTGAAGCAACAGACTTAACAATGTCCGAACTTGGATCCATTGTGCGTTCAATGAACAACGCGAACAAAGCGTACTACCTGTACAAGTACGGTGCTCTGTTGGACAACAGGGGAGGTTTTGTTGAGATGGATTCTCGGTACAGTGCCCTACTAGCAGCAATGGGTATTAGGAGTGCATCCGAGTTCAAGTTCTGGGATGGGAGAGAGACTCAAGAAAGCAAGACTAACCGCTTGAATAATGTCGTAGAGATTGTGACAAAACTTCAAATACAGGGTGATCTTGCTTTTCATCGGGATAAAGATCCAGAAACAATGGGAAAGAAATACGAGATGGCTAATGCTCTTGTTTCTGCTTTTGAAGGTGAAGATCGGCTGTACATCATAGAGCAAAGCAGATTCCGCAGTCTGTCCTCTTTTGAGGAACAAACTCAGAAGCTCGAAATGAAAGGCACAACTGTTTACGGTGGAGAATAAACATGGCTGAATTTGGCTCAAATGCAACTGGAACGTACAACACGCAGAATTTTATTAACCCCCAAGAGGGAGCATCGGATCGTTCAGGAGAAACCCTGTTGCGAGTTGCAGGAAGTGCGACAGAACAAGGCTACGGCCTTGCTGCTGCCTTTAAAGGTAGAGAATTTCGAGGCGAAATAGACCAAGCTGTCCAACAAGAGATTGGCAAACAATTTGCCAGCAAAGTTGAAGCCCAGCCTGCGGATACCCAAGAGTTCAAGGACGCAATTGAACGAGCAAAACAAGTTACTGCACAAGGGGGTGTTGGTGCCCGCACGCGTACTAATCTTCTTGCAGAGAAGTTGACTCGGGAAAAAGCAGGAGCTAACCCCATGTTTGCTTCTATATACAAGCAAGTAGCCCAAGAAGTTCTCGGAGGGTACGATGCTACACTTCAGTTCATGGATATGGCTGAAGCTGCTGCTTCCGAAGCTGCAAAAGCGGAAAAAACAAGCAGAGAAAAACTTATTAGCAGTGCGTACGGTATGTTCAAGAATACCGGAGCGCCTTTTGATATGCCGTTTGAAATGATGAATGACCAGCAACTTATGAGTTATTCTTTGTTTGCATCCGATCATAAGAGGCTCACGGATGAGTACAACATGACTAGGCAAATGATGTCTGATGAACGCAGTCTTAGAAGGACAATAGCTTCTGAACAAGGAGCAGCGGCGGCTAGTTTAGGGGCGAATATTGCATTTGAAGAGAAAACAAGAATAGGTCTTGAAAGGAAGGGTGCTACAATTGTTACTGATAAGTACACAAATGGTTTGAATTATTTGTTTATTAGTTCTTTGGATTCTATGCGAAGGGGAGAGGTTACTCCGGAACAACTCCAAAGCCAACTTAATACAGCCTTTGCTACAACGACTGCTCAGATGGGCACTGATTTTAACAATCTTGCAATGAGTGCAGGCGGCACTAGTGCTGAATTCAATTCACAACGCCAAGCTGCTTTTGCAGAAGTTGAGAGAATCCGGAAATCCATTTCGGATTATTTCAAAGGGGATTTGTCTGAAATGCAGAGAAACGCGGATGCGCTTAAGAGTTTTGAACAAAATGCACAAGTTAACTTGTACAAGACAATGCCAGAAATGGCAGTGCTTAAGAATATATCGCCAGCACTACTAGAGGGGATAGGAAGAAGTTTTGCATTGAATGGGCCTCTTGTTGCAAAACTTACTGGTGGCGTAGAAACAGCATTAAGGGATGCTGCTAATCTGTACTCAGGAAGTATCACTATGGAGCAACTTGGAGAAGAGCGCCAGAACGCGCAGAGAAACGTAGCTTTGTCTTCTCTTACGGATAGGAATCCTACTTCTGTTGTGCCCAGCAATACAAAGGTATTTGGGGATACATGGCTTACAGCTACCTACGGTGTGGATAATATTGTATTTAGCGGAGAAGACCGTAAGCGTTTTATGGAAGCATTGGAACGTACGAACTTTCCTACTAATTTCCGAGCTGCTGAACAAGAAAGCCCCGGTAAGGCTGCCCTAATTGCTAGCGGATTGCACTCGAAAGCAGAAGAGATTGCTCAATCGTACGCAAGGAAAATTCAAGAGAAGTTCGGAGATTCCGCAGTACAACTGAATCCAGAATCCGGATATTTTGTTATCCCGGACAAGCCAATGGAAATTCGTTTGAATAACTTCTTGGATTCATTGGTCGCATCCAAGGTAGGAGACAGACGAGCACCCTCGGATGACACGCAAGCTCGTCTGTACTTCCTTGATAAGTACTTCGGAATTAGCATTAACCCGCAGGAGCCGCAACAATGACACTAGGGCAGAAGCAAAGGAAGTTTGTAAAGATGGTGGCTGATCTTATCCAGTGGGCGTACGCCAATGGATACGAACTGACCTTTGGGGATGCGTACAGGGATCCGCGATTACACGGAGCATTGGGAATGAAGATGGGTTACGGCCACTCTAAATCAACTCACAAGATTCGACTAGCTGTTGACCTTAACCTTTTTAAGGATGGGATATTTTTGCAAGGAACAGAGGATCATAAGCCTCTGGGAGAGGTGTGGGAGTCAATGGGTGGGTCTTGGGGAGGGAGATTCCAAGACGGCAACCATTACTCCCTTGAGCATGACGGGTCTAAGTAATCACTCTCCCTTGACACAGTCCAGTACAGTCTGTATATCCAGACCCAATCCGCAGTTAGAGCAGATGAACCACAGACCATCTCCTTTCATGTGGATGGCCCACTTGAATGACTGGATGTTATCGTCCGCACAGCATATGTGAGCTAAAGGCACAGCATCCAGATCCTCCGGAGTCTGCCTCTTTGCTTTCGGGAAGTTCGTTATCTTAGAGTCCACAGACACCTCCTTTGCAGGCATCGTTTTCTTCAAAGACAACGCCCCTGTGCTTTACAGCTTCTTTGTACGGGATAGCCTCCAGTGGCTGGCCTCCACGAGCGCCGTCAGGATAACAGGTAAAACCGCGCAGCCTACCAGCATACTTAGCCAGAATTCCAGCGAACTCCCTGACACGATCATTATTGTTGAGGTCAGTACCCCAACTAGGCAGATTGATAGTGCTAGATATAGACATATCCACATAATCTTGTACATCAGCTTGGAACCTCACTCGGCGTTCCCAATCGGGAACTAGGTCAATGGCAGTTTCGATCTTGGTAGGATCGATCCCTTCTTTAATCAGAGCATCCGCAGTTGCATCCACTACGTACTCGTACTTCCACTTCGTACCATCCACTAGGTATCGTCGCTTGTAAGCAACAGCAAACAGAGGCTCAATACCAGTAGTAGTCCCAGCCAGTATGCCGATAGACCCTGTGGGCGCGATAGCACGGTAGGCAACAGGACGGCTGATGCTAAGGCGGTCGCAGAGGCTATTCGCTGCACGTTCGGACTCTTCACGATACACCTCCATCCACTGGCGAAGTTCGGGGCCCATTTCATATTTGTAGCCTCTCTTTAGTAGCCATTCATGTATACCCATGAGTCCAAGACCCAGACGCCGATTCTTTTTGCGAACTTCGTAAACTTTTTTGTAGGGGAGGTCGGCCGTAATAGTACCGCATACCAAGAACCCAGACGCAAGTCGAACCACTTCTCGAAACTCCGTGATGGTATCAATGCGGCCAATGTTAATGCTACCAAGATTGCACACATCAGAATCATCAGCGGAAGTAACTTCAGTACACGCATTGCGTAGCGTTTCATTCTCTTTGTCTCCGAAGTTGAAGGAGAATCCCGGCTCACCAGAAGACATAGCCTGCCTGCAATTCTCAATGAAGGTAGAAGGCAAGTATCCCTGCTGGACTGCATCCAAGAATGCATCATCATAATTAAGACTTATGTTGGTCATGTCCAAAGGAGCAGGAAAGTTAAAGTTGCCATTCTTGGCATCATGCAAAGAGTACCCTTCGTGCACAGGCATATCCTTCCAATTCTTTACTCCGAGGAAGGTTTCGGCGTCTCCGTGTCGCCAGTTAAGCGAGGCGTATATCGCTGAACGCCGAGATCCACCCTGCATAACATTTCGTCCGACTTCGTTGAGAGAATACATGAGAGGGATAGGCCCCGACGCCCTGCCTCCAGTACGCCCAAGAGATGTCCCATTAGGACGGAAGACAGAATAATCCACGCCAATGCCGCCCCCAGACATAAGGCAATCGCTAGCTCTTTTAAGGAGCCGCCCCCATTCTTCGCGGGTGTCTTCTTCTCCTTTGAGGAGGTAGCAGTTGTTGTAGAAGCGAGCTTGTCGGCCAGCGTAGTAGACATATCGTCCTCCCGGAATGAATTTGAAATCAGAAATAAACTTTTCTAACTGATCCTGATGATCCTTAACAAACAGGTTAGTCGTAACATCCTTAACAATGTCATGCGCTTTCTCTGCCCATGTTTGTTCAGGAAAAAGAGCATACTTGTTTTTGAAGACGTTCTCACCAAAAGAATTCCTAAACTCAGACATTTTGCCCCCTCATAAGCATGATGCGTTGAATTTCCCGATCTATGTACCACTTGGCCTTAAGCAAGTCCTCAATAGTATCCTTCTTAAGTTCGGCTCTCCAGAGGTATTTCATTGCGTTACCAATGCAAAAATTCAAGTGCTCTGTAACTTGAATGCACTCAATACCAGAAGGGGATTTCTGATAATGCAGAGGATGATTAACTGGGTCGCTCATAGCCAATTCCTTTTAAGGTAATCCACACTAAGGGTTACGACATCGTAGGAACCATTCTTAACTTCTGTAAGCATTAGTGCTCCACGCCAGTGCTGGTTCCCTTGGTACTGCATGTAGTCCTCTTCATGCTGGTAGAACGCCCCAGCAATAATGCACTGTACTCGAGAGCCATCCGTCTTTACATGCGGAGAAATATAGTAATCGAAGGTCTGCTGGTGACCTACGATCCACGACTCGTGCTTCTTGGTAGCGATTAAGTGCGCTCTAGAGATAGGTCTCCCCATGCTACCGCCTTGTGCGTAGTGGCAGAAATTGATTCCTTCCACGCGCACTGGGGACAGAAAAGGATGGACTTCCCATCCAAATTTTTCCAAATTGTAATCCGGCAATGCCCCTTGGAGGAAGGGTTCTTGTGACACAAGACGGTTGCGGCGGTACTCGTGATTCCCATAACAAAAGATTAGCCTTGGATTGTAGCCTAGTTTTTTATTTTTCTTTCTCTGAGAATTCAGAGTATTCAACGGAGAAAGAATACAGTCCATGCCCTGCCAACCTGCTTCTAGGTCAGAGAGCATCCTTGCGCCCTCATATACAATATGACCTTTGGAGTTGTGCTGCCCCAAGGCTGGCATATCAAAATGATCCCCTATATGTACCACAGCATCGGGCCTCTTGTCCGTGATGTAGTTCCCAATTGCAGAAAGATGTTCCATAGGAACACCTTGCTTTACTTGAGTATCAGGAATGACAATGATTCGCATTTAGTTTACCCAGCTTTTAAATCTTCAACTACGTATTCCAAGTACTCAATATGCTTTTCTCGGCTTCTTATTTTGTCGCACAAACGAGTATAGTGATAGTCAAGCCTATGTAGAGCTTCTTGAACAGAAGAAAGTCTATCTCGGAGAGTTAGAACTTCAGCCTCTAATTGCTCATACGTGGGGACTACTCTCATCTAAAACTTCCTTCCAGTTCTTCGATATCTGCCAAAGAGAAAGTTGCGAACCACTCGGACACAGAATTAAGTGTGTACTCAACAATGGTATCAACTTGATCATCATCCGGAGGATTTGAATCCGAATGCTTGTACGCTTTGAGTACACCGTAGCGTACACCATCTTCAATAGCCATCTGAAGAACTTTCCATTCATTAACGCGCATTGAGTTTTTCCTCTTGTGATGCATACATAAAGAATTCGCAAAACTCCTCAACTACCCTGTAAGGCGGTTCAATAAAGTACGACTGTCTGTATTCATTAGGTTTTGCTACGTGCCTATAGCAACTTTCCTTGAAAGGACATTCTTTACCCCAGCACATTGAAATATCAGGCATACTTATCTCCAAATAGTTCCTTGAATTTAGCTAGTACATCATCAGTACCCAACACCATACGATCCATTGTAAACACCTTCCAATTGAATTTGGATAACCTTCTTACCTTTCTTCAGAAGGTCAACTTTGTTTATCTCGCCAAACTTTGCTTGGCCGTACAAGAATTCAACGTGCTTGTACGTTGCATCCATCTTCCTTTCTGACCAGAAGATAGTATCCTTAGTTTCAACGGTATAAACTTTCATCT